ACAGCAGACAGAGAAAGATGCAGACTCAGCAAATAAAGATTTAAAAGATGTTGAGAGTGATGCTGGAAATTTAGATGGCGCAGCAACAGCAGATGCTGTCACTAGTGATGATATAAAACCAATAGAAGAAAAAGGTGAACAGTTAAAGAAAGCACCTGCACCAGGATCTGGACAGGCACCAACAAAACCAGTTGCCATGCGGAGTGGTGGTGTTGTTCCTGGTTCTGGTCCTAACAAAGACACCATACCTGCCATGTTAACACCTGGCGAGTTTGTGATGAGTCGAGGTGCTGTTCAACAGTATGGAACGGATACTCTAGCATCTATGAACGCTATGGGTGGTGGAACCAACCGCCCAACGATTACTAATAATGTAGTGTATGCTAACAATGGTGGACAGATGGGGGGCAAAGAGGAACCTGGTGGTAGAAACAAAGATAGAAATGCAGCATTTGATTCTGCACAAGGGTCTGCACAAGAGAAAAAACCGGGGGGACTTGGAGCATTCTTCTCTGGTATAGGAAAAGGTGTATCAGATTTCTTTGGTGGAATGCAGCAAGGTATGGAGAGTGCTGCTGACACTAAAGGAAAGAAAGGTGGTGGCGGTGGTTCTGCTGATGATAAGTTCGCAAAAGATATGATCAAAGTCCATGAGGGACTGCGACTTGACAAATATATGGATAGTCGTGGATTCCCAACGATTGGATATGGTCACTTGATTGAGGAAGGTGAAACGATGCCTGATCGCATCTCTCAACAGAAGGCAGATGAGTTATTTGATAAAGATTATGAGCATCATAAGGCAGCTGCCATGAAGATTCCTGGGTATGATAAGGCGGATGGAATGCAGAAAGCAGCCTTAATTGACCTTACATTTAACATGGGTCCTGCCTGGGCAAGTGGATTCCCGGCATTTAAGAAAGCATTTGCTGCTGGAAACTATGAGCAAGCAGGAAATGAGTTAGTTGATAGTGCGTGGTATGGTCAAGTTGGTCGAAGAGCACCAGCGATTGTTAATTTAATCAAAGGTAAAGGTGCCGATAACGTAGCATATCTGAAAGACGTACCTAAACCCGCACCAGGGTCTAGTCAACCACAGATTGCTTCATCTGGATCATCCTCTCCACCACCAGTAACACCATCATCCCCCTCAGGATCCAAAGGATCAATGGCAAGTCTTTCTGGTAAAAGTAGCACGCCTCAAATGGTGGCATCAAAACCAAAACCAGTGGTAGGGCAACCAGTAAAGAGAGGTGGAACATCAACAGAAGCACTTGCTAATGCAGAGAAAGCAAAGCAATCAGCAGCACAAGCATCTCCTACTTCTGGTGGCGGAGGAGACATTCCTGATTTTAGTGCTGTTGCTTTCCGTTCGATTCATAAAATCAAAACTCTGGGAATAACAGCATAATATGGCAATAGCATCCAAGTTCCTACCACGAGTTAAGAAGAAAGTTATCACAGTTGAGAAACTGTTGGATGGATCGGTTGCTGCTGAAAAGAAAAAGATTGATGACGCAAAGAGAGAGGCATCGGAAGAAAGAAAAGCAAAGAGCGAAGAGCAGTTAGAGAAGAAACAGGAGAAGGGAGACAAACTTCCATTCAAAAAACAGAGACAAAAGGTAGGTGATTTCTTATCCAACTTCATAACCAACATGGTTCTTGGTGCTGCTGTCTTGAAGTTGATGGAGATCGTCAATAGCACAGACTTCCAAGGTTTTATTGATGGTGTAAAAGCAGTCACTGAATGGGTTAAAAATATTGGAGGATTCCTTATAAATGGATTGATAACATTTGTTGATTGGGCGTATGGTCTATACGACGGTCTTCGTGGATTTGTATTTGACAACTTTGGTGAGGAGGGTCTGAAGAAGTTTGACACCTTCATGACAAACTTTGGCACGTTCCTCAATGCTGCCTTGATTGGCATCATGGCATTGTTGAAGTTCAAGTTCCTTAGAACTGGACTTAAGAACCTTGGTAAATTCTTTGGTAAGATCTTTAGAAGAGGAATAGCCAAGGCATTTAAACGATTTAGTTTGAAGTTTCTTGGGAAAGGTATAACAAAATTTCTAGGTAAGGGACTTAGTGCTGCGAAAGGTTTACTCAGCAAAGGTGTGGGTGCTATTGGAAGTAAACTAGCAGCGACAAAGGTTGGTGGACTTGCGGCAAAGATATTTGGTAAGTCAGCAGGTATCATAGCACCAGCACTTAAAGGTGCGATGGGAGCAGTCAAGGGATTCTTTAGTAGGATTCCAATCATTGGTCCTTTGGTCGTAGCGATTGTATCTTTACTATCTGGTGAACCACCAGCACAGGCAATCTTTAAGGCTCTTGGTGCTGCTCTTGGTGGAGCACTTGGAACATTTATTCCTATTCCTGTTCTTGGAACTCTACTTGGTGAAACAATCGGTGCCTTTGTTGGTGACCTTCTCTACTATGGAATCATAGAGGGTAATTGGAAGAAGGCAGGAAAGGTCTTTGGACAAACACTGAAAGCAATTCTGAGTGCTGGTGGCAAAGTACTTGAGTACATAGGTGGTGTTGGTAAGAGATTTATTGGTGACTTCCCAATGGTGGATGTTCCTGACTTTAAGTTGGGATCTCTGGTTGGAGACATGCTGGTAAAAGCAAACCCAATGCTTGATAAGATTGTTAATTTTGAATTTAAAATTCCTGAGGGTGGTGGTCGTCACATGCTGGTTGATCGGCTTCCAATTCCTGATGAATGGAAGACCGCAATGAAGGAGGGTTTTTCAATCAAAGGAATACTTGATAGTCTCCCTGGATTGAGAGAGGTTCTGGGAGCATTTGCTCAATTTATTCCTGGTCTTAAGGATAATGTTCAGAATGGGGCACTGATGAAGATTCCTAATCTTCTACTTCTGACACCAATGGGAGCACCGTTCCTCATACCTCATGTTGGAAAGTCATTGTTCCCTGGATTGTTTGATGGTAAACCAAGTGAAACACGCACTGATGTTCCACCACCTCCAGATTCTGGAGGCGGATTGATGGGATTCTTGACTGGTGGCACTAGCACTGGTGGAGAGCAGCAGCAATCAGGATATTCAGGACCTGGATTAGGATCTGGTGGTGCTCAAGGTGGTGCTAGAATGGGTGAGTTTAATGTTGGGGCAAGTAATGATATTGTTAAAGTTGGTAAGGATTTGATCTCTCAAGGTTTCTCTGTCGCAGAACATCCAGACTTTACTAAAACACCATCACCAACTGGTGGATCATACACCCCCGGTGAAGGCACAGTATCTAATGTTCACAGTGGAAGAGGTCACTATGAAAATAGAGCAATTGATGTCACTGATTGGAGAGGATCACTTGAAGATTCCAAGGCAAGATATCGTAGTGTCCTAGATTCCATTTACAATAATGGAGACATGGCAAAAGATATGCTACTCATTCATGACAGTTGGGGAGCTGCTGATAAGAGTGGTAAAAATGGTCCAGGATCTCATGCTCACCCAACTCACATGCACATTGAGGTTAAAGACAAGGGTGGATTAGTAGGCAAGGGTCTGTTTGCTAACCTAGGAAAACCTGAATTTGTGATTGACTCTGATAGTCTTATTCCAGAGACAATCGATATGTTCCGTGCCATTACTCATGCGAAAGATAGGAAAGGAGTTCTTGCTGCGATCAGAGACTATGCCCCATATGATTCAATAGAACCTGAACAGGTTCTTGTTCCTGTTAGTGGTCCATCTGGATCATCTACACCTGCTGGTGAGTCGCAAGGGAGTATCAAGAGGCAACAACCCAGTGGCGGTGATGATCCATTTGAAAGACTCTACATGGGTGGTTAAATAGAACTACGAGGTAATCATAAATGGCAGCAAAAGAATCATCACCAGCCAATATTACACAAGCAGATATTGTCTCTAATGAAGACAAGGGAAAGACTGTAAGTATTGTTAATGGTATTGTAGAATTAAAATACTATGAAAGTATTCTTCAAGATAGTGTTCGTGCGTCTATAGTTTTTGCAGATTCTTCTGGACCAGAGGCAGTTGATGGTAAGACTGCTTTGGATGGTCTTCCTATTGTTGGCACAGAAAATGTGAGTTTAAAGTTTGAGGATCTCAAAGAAAACAAATTAGAATTCAGCACGTCAAAGAAGAACAGTTTATATGTAAATAAAGTTACTCCAATTAGTGATGATACTACCAAGTCAATGGTTGCTCTGGATTTAGCATCAAAAGAATATTTGATGAATGAGAAAGTTCGATTGAATACTAGATATGATGGGAAACTTTCTGATCACATTAAAAAGATATTAGAAGATCAAAATCTACTTGCCACAGAAAAAACTATTGATATTGAACCAACATCAAATAATTATAACTTCATTGGTAATAACAAGAAACCATTTTACACAATTAACTGGTTGTCGATGAGATCGGTTTCAGCAGAAAATCAGAAACCAGGGAAGACTGCTGGTTACTTCTTTTACGAAACATCAGAGGGGTATTTCTTTAAGTCAATTGATGGATTACTATCACAAGATAAGAAGAAGTCTTACATGTATAATCAATCCCCTGATGGTGAGCGTGGTGTTCCTGAAGGATATGATGATAAGGCACTGAACTATACTAAGGACAATAAGGTTGATGCTCAAAGAAAGTTGATGCAGGGTGCTTACTCCAGCAGGATTGTTGTCTTTGATCCATTTACATGCTACTATGAAGTTCTAACACCCCCGGCATCAGAGGAGGCAAAGACAGCAGGAAAGAAGTTACCAAAATTAAATCCAGAACTTGATAAGGAGGGGAAGAATAAAGAGTATACTAGAACAACTTACATGTTGTTAGATAAGGGAACTCTTCCCACAGGTAAGACAGAGCAACAACTTGAAAAGTCAGAGGAAGAAAACTTTAAACCCAAAGATACACTCAACCAAGCAATTATGCGCTATAATCAATTGTTCGCAAGTGGAGTTGAGATGACAATAGCAGGAGATTTTTCTCTCCATGCTGGGGATGTTTTATTTGTTGACGCACCAGAACTGCAGACAGACACAAAGAACGATGAACCAAACAAGCAATCTGGTGGTCTATATATTATAGCGGACTTATGTCATTATATTTCTACTAAGGGAACATACACCAAATTAAATCTCGTCAGAGACTCCTTTGGCAGAAAAGGCAATCATTCTAAGTAAGCACTATGGAAAGTATCGAACAGCACATCAAGAAAGATCAACAGATCCTTCAAGATCCCACAACAAATCCACAAATGCGTCGTCACATTGAAGGCGAACTGCATGAACTAGAAGAATACGCAGAGCACCACAAGAAAGACATCGAATCTGGAGATCATCATGATCCCAGTTACCTGGAACTTTTCTGTGATCAGAATCCATCTGAACCAGAATGCTTAATTTATGACGATTGATGGAAGGAAACGGACTATTTAATCCTGGTTTTTTAGGTGCTAACTTTCTATGGTGGGTTGGTCAGATTGCTGACGACTCCACCTGGAGAGATAATATTTCCTCAGGAAAATTTACGAGTGGTCAATCCATCTCAGGTTGGGGAAGAAGATACAAAGTCAGGATTGTTGGTCTACATGACAAAGAAGAGGAAGCAGTAAAGTCCGATCAACTTCCTTGGGCACAAGTCATGTACCCCGTCACTGCTGGTGGCGGTAATGCGAACTCAGGGCAAACACCTAATCTCCGCCAAGGGATGTTTGTCTTTGGGTTCTTCATGGATGGACCTGATCAACAGGTCCCAGTTATTATGGGTGTGCTTGGACATAATGAGCAGACCCCACTCAAAACTAAGATAGGAGAAAACGACTCCAACTTTGCTGCTACCAGTGGTTTTGCTGAAGGAAAGCAACCCAAGTCTCAGGCAACGAAAGAAACAGTGCCCGATGAGGGTAAGGTTACTGAGAAACCAAGGAGTGCTGAACTAGCAAAAGAGTCTGCGCCATTACCCAAGAAAGCAAAGCGAAATAAGTATGGTGTTAAGGAGGGAACAAACCTCTCAGCAGCACAGCAAGCAGATGCGAATGCAGAGCGAGCAAAAATTAATGAAGAGATTGCTCGTGGTGGTGCCCTAGCACTTACTCCTGAACCAGAAAGATCAGCAACGATCAAAATTCTAATTCAGGATGCGATCGCTACAGGGACAGCAAATAGAAAGAGAGAAGCAGATGCTCCTACCTCTCCTAATGTTCCTGGAGCAACAAGAGAAGGCACTGCTAATGTTCACCAACAAAGTGCTGCTGATCTGGTAAGAGATGATAAGTTGGAGGAGAAGATTCCTCTGTCGAAACCAGAGACAAAAGTTCAGTCAGCAGTAAAGAATATTCAAACTGTCATCGAAACTCTCACTACAAAGTTAGACAAGTATCTGAACGCAATCACAAGTTATGCTGATGCTGTTTCTAGTCGTGTCCCAAGTTTAGATGGTATTATTGACAAAGCGACTAGAGAAATTCAAAAATACATGAAAGTTATTTTTGATAAGGTATTGGACTACACGATGAAGACTTTGAACGAAGGTCTTACTAGAGTTGTATCTGCTCTACCTATTTCTATGAGAGCAAACTTCTCTGATATGAAAGAGGAGATGACTAAGAACATCATCGGATCTTTTGAGGGAATCACAAATGGTCTTGGTGGTTTAATCAAAGGACTTCTGAACAAGGCATTACAACCTGATAAACTTGAGACAGCAGCAAGAGAAGCAGCAGGAAATGCAAGTCCAGATCCTTATGATAAGAATGCTGGAATCTCTACAGATGGTGGTCCACCAAAACCAGTCAAGAACAAGAAGATAAAAGTTCCCATTTGCTATGCTGAGGACCTTGTTGGTGATGCTCTGGCTGCCAGTGCCGGACAAATTAATGAGGTTAATGATAAGGCATTGGAAGGTGTGAATCTTTATGTGGATGATATGAAAAACCAAATTGCCTCATTGTCAGGGACTCTTGGTTCTTCTAGCACTTCTCCTAGTCAGGGAAAATCACCAAAAGATGATATTGGTGACACTATTCTAACGCAACTGACTGGTGGATTATCTGAGATTGGTAATATTACAGGTAGTCTGACATCTGCTCTTAACTTTATGAATGTCACAACTAAACTGTTTGACTTTGAGTTGCCAGCAAATCAGGCAGTATCTGATTACTATACTCTTGCTACCGGTGGTGCTGGAACTCCTGACTCTGCTCTGCCCACTGCGAAAGGTATTGCTGATTCTGCTGCGAATGCCATCACTGACCGCACGCCGAACGGTGTTACTCTACCACCAGAACCACCATTCGCTCAACCCACCAAGGATCTTAACAAGCAACCAACTCAAGAGAGAGATGCTATTGCTTCCGATGCTGATCTTGATCGGGAACTGGCAGCAGCAAAGGCAGGAGACAGATCCGGTCTTGATGGTGCTTTAGAGTTCTAATAAATATCATCATGAACCCTACCAGGGAAGAGAATTAAGATAGTATGGCGACGTTTAATGTATTCGGGGCTACTAACAAAAAAGACATTAGAGTTGGATACATTGATTCCAAAAAAGGATTGGTGGAAGGTGTCACTATTTGTGATGCGAACTCTTATGCCAAACTAAATCCTGGTACGCAGTTTATCTTTAGAAATAGACAGGAAATTCAATATCTAAACATCAATGAAGTAAATGCTTTAGAACCAGAGGACTTGGGTCTGGAGACACCAAAGAAGTCATGTCAAGGGTATGAACAGGATCCTGGACCAAGACTTACACCACAAGAATGTGGAAAGGCGAAAGCATACTTCTATGGTGGCGCTGGAATCGGTGTAAAAGGGACACCAATCGTCGGTCAAGATGGTGGACTGATGGCAGTTGTCTTGACAAGTGGTGGTTTTGGATATCAATATCCACCAATCACAGAGGTGAAGGATGATTGTGGCACAGCAGGTGCTGCTGTTGTTCGGTCTGTTATTGGTGAGCAGGTCTCTACCGTTGAGGTTTATGATAATGAGGAGGACTTTGAAGAATATGATTCAAACCACGAGACGTGCCCTCCTGCTCCTCCAAAGGTAATTAACAGAAACGCGGCAGGTAAAGTAACAGGAGAATTCAATCCTAGGGATTATACAAATCCAGAAGAAGTTGATGATCCAATCCGTAGAGAGATCTTACAATATCAGGAAAGACTTCGTGCGGTAAAGAAACCATTCTGGAGCACTAGAATGAATCCACCTCTAAATGTTGTTGGTGGAGGTAGAAATGATAGAACAAAATATGATGTTCGACATTATGCCTGGGGTGGAAGTAAAGTAACAACATCACCACCTGCAAATTCAAAAGAATTTGTTGATGTAAAAATGAATGTGTTAACTGAAGGTGGACATGGTAGAGGAATGTTGTTTAACTTTACCTCTGAAGATGGAACTCATAAGTTTACAATTAAGGCAGATAATTTTAAAGAAGAAAGAAAAATTTCAATCACACAAAAAGTAAAAAGAAATACATTATACAAAGTTGTTGCCGAGGGACAATAT